GGTGGGAGTTCCACTGATACCGATCCTTCTGGCACTTCTGATGATCTTGATGAAGGCGACGATGGTGATGACAATCTTGATTCTGGGGTGGATTCTGATCAATCTCTTGAACCTTCTGTAAACACTGCCGATAGTTTGGAAGACAAACTCAAATCACTGATCAATCATCAGAGTCGTGATTATCATTATTATGAGCGTCCTATTTTTGATCTTGAAAAAACTATTGTGCCCAACAAACAAATCGTTGATGCTTTACAGAAGCACTGGGACACCGTTTATATTGAAGATTCCTTGAAAGAAGAATTTCTTGGTCGTTGTGATGCACTGTACAAAGAGTACAAGAATTCTTCCCAGAAAGAAGTCAACTACATGGTGAAAGAATTTGAGTGTAAGAAGTCTGCCGACTCTTATGCACGTGCTACCACCAGCCGCACTGGTGTTCTTGACTGCACTAAACTCCACACCTACAAATACAATGAAGATCTGTTCAAGAAAGTAACAATTCTTCCCGATGGTAAAAACCACGGACTGATCTTCGTGCTTGACTGGTCTGGATCCATGGGTAGTATTCTTGGTGGCACCATCAAACAATTGATGAATCTGGTTTGGTTCTGCCGTAAGGTTAGTGTTCCTTTCCGAGTCTATGGATTTACTCATTCCTTCTATTGCGATGATAAGGAAATATTCCCTAGTAAAGCAGTCAATAATAGTTTCTGGGTTGATCGTGAGTTTCGTATGATGGAATTCCTTACCAGTGAGGGTAATGCCAAAGAATTTGAACGCCAATGCATAACTCTATGGCGTTTGACTTGTGCTGTCGCAAATGATTTGAGCGCATATTGTCACATTCTTCCTCAGTATGGTTTGTCTGGAACTCCTCTAAATGAAGCACTGCTATCTCTCCATGACATTCTCCCGAAGTTTATGAAGGAGACTGGTGCTCAAAAGATTCAAACTGTTATCTTGACTGATGGAGAATCACAACCTCTCATCAAATCTACTGAGCGATGCACTTACAGTCAGGAGTTTGAAATTTGTCCTGGTCGTTTTCGTGAAAATGGCACTGAGTTTCTGCGTGATCGTAAACTTCGCACTACCTACAAGTTTGATAATTGGGTCACTCACACCACCAGCGTTTTGAAAAATCTCCAAGACAATTTTCCTGGTGTCAACTTTATTGGCATTCGTCTTGCTACTCCTGGTGAGTTTATGCGATTTGTAAAATATTATACTCAGTATCAACAGCATGAATTGTATGGAAAGTATGCTGAGACCTTCAAGAAAAACAAAGCAGTTGCCATTGATGTTCCTTCTTTCACTAAGTTCTTCTGCATCAGTTCCAATAATCTGAATCAAGATGCATCGTTTGAAGTTGAGGAGGGTGCAAAGAAATCTACGATTCGTGCTGCCTTCAAAAAGTCCTTGACAAAATCCAAGTTTAATCGTAAAATTCTTTCGGAATTCGTGGAGTTGATTGCATGAATATCTTTGTCACGGATCCTGATCCGTACAAGTCAGCGATCGTCCTTCCAGATAAACACATCGTCAAGATGCCCCTAGAAACTTGTCAGATGCTTGCTATTGTATGCTCTGACAAATGGGGACACGGGTTTGGCACTCTTCCCAAGGCAGACGGAACGCCTTATGCCACTGAGAAGGGTGCCTTTCGTAATCATCCTTGCACTGCATGGGCAAATGAATTTGTCGTTAATTGGCAATGGCTACTTGCTCATGGTCTTGCCCTATGTGACGAATATACACATAGATATGGTAAGAGACATACATGTCACAACACTCTTTTAGCAGCAAAAGAGATTCTACCAACTGCTGATCCACAAGGTCGCAGCGGAAAAGAAACCACACCATTTGCGAGGGCAATGCCTGATGAGTTTAAACATGACACAAGCATTGACACTTTTACTGCTTACAAAAATTACATTAGCAGCAAACCTTGGGTTGCATCTAATTATCTTCGTGACGAATCCCGTAAACCAGATTGGATCTGACCAATGAAACATGTTCTTTTCACACTTTATGAATGCGATCCAGACTGTCTCAATGACAGAATTTATATTGAGAATGTGTTATATGAAACGGCATTAGAATGTGGTGCCACGTTTCTTAATACGGTCTCTCATCAATTTAAACCACAGGGAGTTACTGCGGTGACACTTCTTGCGGAATCTCATATTAGTATTCACACTTGGCCAGAGAAGGGTATGGCAGTGTGTGATATCTTCACGTGTGGCGATTGTAATCCACTGCCAGGATTTGATTATATGACAAATAGACTCCATGCTGGCAGGACAGTTCATCACGAGTACACCAGACCTTTTGAGGACAAACCCACTGTGACACTTCGGAAACCTGTCTACCCACCCACCAGTTTCGGGTCATCCTCAGTTATAATTACGGAGTAATCGAAACAAAGCAATGTCTCTTTCCACCGAATACGTCGTCTCCTCTCTCCAAGGACTCTATGGAGAATCTGTAACCAGTGGTGATGTTCGTGCATGGTGTGCAATGAACGGTCTTGGTTATCAGACTGTGACCAAACGATTGGATCAATATAAAGTTGGTCGTGGTAAATGGAATCTGACTGTGCAAGAAAAACTAGAACAAACCTATCAAGCACCTGCTGCCCTTCCTGCTATCGAACAAAACCTTATCCCCCAAAAAGATGATACCTTTGTCCAGTTTGGTAATTTTAAGGACATTAAGAAGATTATTTCCAGTCGTCTGTTTTACCCTACCTTTATCACTGGTCTTAGCGGTAACGGGAAAACTTTCGGTGTGGAACAATCTTGTGCTCAGTTGGGTCGTGAACTGATCCGTGTAAACATTACTATTGAGACTGATGAAGATGATCTCATTGGTGGATTCCGTCTTGTCAATGGTGAGACCGTTTGGCACAATGGTCCAGTCATCGAAGCCTTGGAGCGCGGTGCGATTCTACTGCTTGACGAGATTGACTTGGCTTCCAACAAGATTCTTTGCCTTCAATCGATCTTGGAAGGGAAAGGAGTCTTCCTGAAAAAAATTGGTAAGTACATTCAACCTGCTGCTGGTTTCAATGTGATTGCCACTGCCAACACCAAAGGTAAGGGATCTGATGACGGTCGTTTCATCGGCACTAACGTGCTCAATGAGGCATTCCTTGAACGCTTCCCAGTAACCTTTGAGCAGGAGTATCCTACTGCGACAAACGAGTATAAGATTCTCTATAAAGTTTCTGCATCTCTTGCAGTGCTTGACCTTGATTTCTTGAAGCACCTTTGTGACTGGGCAGACATTATCCGCAAGACCTTCTATGATGGTGGTATCGATGAGGTGATCTCCACCCGTCGTCTGGTTCACATCATTCGTGCCTATTCAATCTTCCAAGACAAAGCAAAAGCAATCCAAGTTTGCTTGAATCGTTTCGATGATGAAACCAAACAGGCGTTCATGGACCTCTATGACAAAGTTGATGTTGACTTCAAAATGCCTTCCGAAGAACAGCAAAAGCAATGTCTTGACTCTCACAACTTCTCTTGATATAATATGACAAACTCCTGGTCGTTACTTTATGATGCCATGAACTACGAGATCAACGATTTCAACGTGGACATTCCGTCCACTAACACTGCTACAAACATTTTTGAATATAATTATGATGAACATGGACCAGTCGCCGCCGAGGAAGTTCCTATGAGTTACTATGGAGAAGATTGTATCTCCTTTGATCTGAACATTCCCGATCTACCTGATGCTCCCAACAACACTAATGGTTTCTGGAAATACAATGAGGATGTAATCCTCAAAGAGATTCGTGAGTATCTTGGCGGAACCTATCATGCACATTATGCTTCTGAGGGATCCAAGACTCAAACTCTGGATCTGATTGAAGGCATTGGTGATGCAGAACCTTTCTGTCGTTCTAATGCTATCAAGTATCTCTCACGCTTCGGAAAGAAGAACGGAAAGTCCAAACAGGACATTCTGAAAGCAATCCACTATTGCATTCTTCTCTATCACTTCGCTGGCCTTTGTAATGAAAACACCCAACCCTATGAAACTTTCTGATTCTACCGTCACTCTGCTCAAAAATTTCAGCAACATCAATCAGTCCCTGCTGTTTAAAGAGGGTAACTCTCTTCGCACTATCAGTGTGATGAAGAACATCCTGGCTGAGGCAACCATTGATGAAGAGTTCCCCAAAGATTTTGGTATCTATGACCTGAATCAATTCTTGAACGGGATGTCACTGCATCGCAG